TCTGCTGCATGTTCTACAAACTCTCTTACACTGTACATTTTACCAGTAGCCAACACAAAGTCGTCTGGTTTCTCATGTTGTGTAATCATCCACATGCCTCGGACATAATCCTTAGCATGTCCCCAGTCTCGTTTAGCATCTAGGTTACCTAGCACTAACTCGTGCTGTAACCCTGATGAAATACGAGAGAGTCCCATTGTAATCTTACGAGTTACAAAGGTCTCACCTCTCCTCTGGGATTCGTGATTGAATAGGATACCATTACTAGCATGGATACCATATGCTTCACGATAGTTCTTAGTAATCCAGTAGGAGTACAACTTAGCACATCCATAAGGACTACGAGGATAGAAAGGAGTCTTCTCGTTTTGAGGAACTTCTTGTACTAATCCATACAACTCTGATGTAGATGCCTGATAAAACTTACAGTCGTGATCTAGAAGACGAATAGCATCTAGAATACGAAGAGTTCCAAGGGCATCTACCTCACCAGTATATTCGGGCATCTCAAATGATACCTTCACATGACTCATAGCAGCAAGGTTATACACCTCATCAGGTTTAATCTTTTGAACTAAACTAATGATGCTACCTGAGTCAGTCAAATCTCCATAGTGGAGTTGGATCTTCTCATATATGTGATCGATCCTGTGGGTATTAATCATCGAGGAACGACGAACTATACCATGAACTTCATATCCTTTCTCAAGAAGAAGTTCGGCCAGGTACGATCCATCTTGACCCGTAATACCAGTGATCAGAGCTTTCATTATCAAAGTGTTATATTATCAACGCCTGACTGTGTTGGCATCGTAAAGTCTTCAGGTATGTTAACGACATCGCTGCCAATACCAGTAAAGATTGTATCAGTGCCTAAACCACTGTAATCAAACTGTACTGTATCTGCTGCTGGAATGAAATCATTCCCAAAAGTTATAACGCTGTCGCCACCATGAATGCTGAAGGTATCGGATGCTTTGTCTGCTCTATTTCTAGCACCTATGTAGTGCTGGAACAGTTCTTCAAGCGTTGATGTTTCCTCGTCACTATTTAGGGCTGCTACCAATGCAGTCTTTAGTGCGTCCGATGCTTTTTGATACGCATCATACTTATGATTCTGTCCACAAGACATAATAAACTTAAGTTACTATCAAGTATTATAGACTATCCTTCTACTCTTGTCAATTCTTTTTTTAACTCTTCTATCTCAAACTTAATACCCTTCTCAGATAGAAGAATCATTTTAGCTAGAGTCATCTCCTTAGTATAGAAGATGACTGGTTGATTTCTACAGTCTCCACTCATGCTAGAACTTCCTTACGCTTGAACCCACCTTGTTTACAAAAGTACAACTGATGATTCTCTGTGGTCACATAGTAACCATCTATATCTTGACCATCATCAGTATAACCATACGCTTTAACCCTCTCCTCGATACCATCTATACGAAACTTTTTATCACCGTGGTGTAGGTAGTCTTGATAGATGGTGTCTAGGCTGATCATCGTTCCTCGAAAGTAAGTTTGCGGATTTTACGCTTGCGGCGTTGCTGTTGCCATTCTAACTGATCTTCAGTCAAATGTCCAGCTTCCCTGACATTTGTATTTAAACATTTAACATTCGCTAAAGATTTCGCTGTGAATGATGTGTCATCCACTACCATTTGATTCTCACAACCACATACTTGTGGCTTACCTGTACTAGTAATTATAGTATTACAAACTAAACATTGTACTCTCATCTTACTTAAACATAAATGTGTAATTAACTCGGCGGTTTTCTTTTCCTTCCTTCATAGACACGCCATTGGTCTTATGAAAATATCTAGAATCAAAAATTATAATTCTATTGTAGTTATAAGGAATCAATCTTTTTTTAGCATTACTCTCCTTTAAATATTTTGTGATACCATCAGCATCGCTATTGTACTGATCATAACTCCAATCATCTGGTCTCTTCTTATCATATATTATAAGACCATTCTTTGTTGGATCATCTATTGATTCATTTTTAGTAACCCATAGGTTGACATTAATAACTGATGGATCTGCATGAGGAGTAACACCATCACCTTGATTATCACAAACGAAAGCCCAACCCCTATCAAACTCAAGAGAATGTAACAAAGGAAATGTTACATGTATTGCATTAATAACATCAGGAAGAATTTCAAATGGAAATTTTTCATTAGTAAAATTAATAGAATGATAATCAGAATACTTATCATCTACTTGATCATGATTAATCGCTAAGTCATGGAGTTCATTAACCACATCCGTGAATAAAAAATCATCTATGATTACATACCCATCCCTATCAAAAGTTTCTTGTACTGTATTATCGTAGCTCATTCTTGTTTATACACTTAATGGCAATAGTAAACCTATGATGATCTTTAAATGGGGTAGCTCTATGACTTACATAAGAACTAAATCTAGTCAAACTATTTGCAAAAGGAGGAACCCCTATGATCTTACCATCCAAATCAAACTCAGTCCATCCACCTTGATTCTTATCATATTCAAAAGTATGATAAGGATAATAAATGAATGTCCACTGATCAGATTCTCCTACAGAATCTGTGTGAAAATATGCAGACTCTTTAGGAGCAAAGCAATTTACATACAAACGATATATCTGATAAGTGTCCCAGAAACCAGTATATTTCTCATGTATATATTTAATAAAATAATTATAGATTAGTTTAACATGATTGGGAGCAGTAGACATTACATCTCTTCTATCCCAATGAAATAGATCAGCAACTAATCCAGTAGGAGGTGCTTCTCTATTGTCTGTCTCACCATAACGATAAGCTGCATAGTCTGTTATAAACTCTGAGACTTTAGAAGCAACATCATCAGGGAAGAAGTTATCAACTTGTTGTATGCTAGGCTTTGTGTCCATGATATCCTAAGTAGTCAAGTACATGATCTCGAACTTCCATCAATTCATTATAGCACTTTTGATTATGAGCACACTGACGGAGTTGGTGATCTGGTTTTAATACAGATTCAATAAAAAGAGTTCTTGCTGCAGCAATCTTTTCTTGTTTCTCTCTGTCAGGAACTTGTGGAGTATACTCCCATCCATGCTCCTTAAGATGCTGCTGCTCTTCAAAGTTCAATCCTGGTGGATAATCAATCATTTGGAATAATTCTAAAAACTGTAGTGTACCTAAAAACAGAAGGTACTTTAGGTGCTAATCCTCTGTGTGGAAGATTACCAGAGAAAATAAGAACTCTACCTGGCACATAATCATGCTCCTCAACAACAGTCTCACCATCAACTAATTGAAACTGTCCACCCCACTCTGGTTTCCATTGACTGTTATTCATTAACATGACAGTCAATTCATTATCTTTAGCATCTATGTGAGTGGATCCATCCATCCCATAGTACTGAAGATTAACATCTATTCTTCTCAAGTATATAGGAACATCAAATACATGCTCCTCAATAATATCAAAGGCATCAAAAAATTTCTCTGCTTGCTCATGCAAACAATCAATCCTATTAATACCAGTCCTAGAAAAAATTGCTTTACCAAAAAAACGATGGTCACCTTTTCTAGAGGTAGGCCATGATTTTGGGTTTGCTATGTTTGTACTTATTACAGGAACCTTATCAAGAAGAGTATCCTCTAGTGAAGTAATAAAAGAGAGATCAAAAAGATCATCAATCACATGTGCGATCACGGTCTATGGTATCAAAGAATGCATCAGCATGAATAAGTTCATCAATAAGATGAATCATTTCACTTATATGTTTAGCTATAAATGGCTTCTCAGTTCTTGCTGCAAATGATAAAGCGTTTCTTAAATTACTTTCTGCCTCACGCATTGAATCCTCAACCTGTTCGGATAAAGCCATAGAATTAATTTCTTTTTTTTATTTAGCTGAACATATTATAAGACCCCTGACTCAAAGAGTCAAGGGTCAGTGTGCATTTGATTTTACTAGATAAACTTAAATTAACATTTCCTTGCAGATTCTCTTGCAAGAACTGTGATCGTCTTCGCACTCGATCAAGCAATCAAAGTAGTCGTTGACTAGATTTTCATCTTCCGATGAATCGAATTCCGTCCATTCTGCTAGTTGATTGAATGAAATCGTATTGTGACCAGACATTAACTTAACCTCCTTTAACCTTAACCTCATAATGTAGAGAATTTAGGTCATCTTGTTTTCCTTAATTCTATCATTATTTATACAGATATGTGGATTTCAGGACCGGCCTACTTAACAAAAATTTATGCCTACGCACTTGTACTTACTGCTTCATAATCTGCTTGGAATAATTCTAATCCTTTATCAGTAAGGATATGATTATACATCTTCTCAAAGACTGTTGGTGGCATAGTAACAATGTCTGCACCATATTCAAAAGCTCTACCCACATCTCGTACACCTCTAAGAGATGCTGCTAATACTTGAGTAGTTATCATATGTTCTTTGAATACATTAACTATATCTTTAACAAGACATAGACCACCAAAAGAATTGTCATCCACTCTACCTACAAATGGTGAAACATATGTAGCACCTGCTTTAGCAGCAAGAATAGCTTGTACTTGTGAGAAGATAAGAGTTACATTAACTTTAATACCTTGATCAGTAAGTTTCTTACATGCCTTCAGTCCTGCAACTGTGCAAGGTACTTTAACAGTGCATACATCACCATACTTTTCATGAAGTCTTTTGCCTTCAGCAACAAAGACAGAAACCTCATCGGTTACAACCTCCATACTGATATCTTGTACACCAATATCCTTAATCTCTTGGTAGTCCTCTTCAGGATCTCTACCACTCTTTAAAATAAGAGTAGGATTTGTAGTAACACCATCAATCAAACCAGTATCAAAGTGTTTACGAATCACATCTGCATCAGCAGTGTCTAGAAAAATTTGCATTGTAATAAAATTTTGATTATTTAGGGGGATAATAAGCTATATTTCCAGCGAGAACAGATCTTCCTGACACATTAGATCCTGGAACCATATGCCATGTATGTCCTTCAAAGAAAATGATTTGACCTTCTTGCATATCAACCTTATCATGCTCAAATACCAATGGAGAAGATCCCTCTGGCATATTAACATAGTAACTAAAAGATAATGCATATGGATAATGGTTATGGGGTCTTACACCCTCACCTTTACCATAGTTTATTCCCCAACATTCTACAATTGAAAATGCTTTAGGATCAAAACCAAGATCACCTCCACCATGAAACCTATTCATAGTGAATCTACCATGCCTATAGTATCTTTCAGATCCATACTCTCCACTATCACTCTCGCTATCAGGAACTCTTGCAAAGTTATGAGCAATTGGTGGAAGAATTTCTTCTATCCACTTCATGAGTGGATCAACTTTTTCTAAACCAAAGAACCATCCAGTTCGGTTTCCACCTCCTGCAACATGATCTTTTAGCTCATCATTAATAAGTTGATATAGTGTAGGATTTAAGTCTTCCGCATTGGGATAATCAACAATCTGATACAGCATCGTAGTAATCCTTGCGGTAGTACCTTCCTAAGATATTGCTATTATAGTAGGCAGGTGTCCCATCAGTCAAGCTCTCTGTCAGGACATTGTTAATAAACAACTGTCTAGTCTCTTCAAAGTTTACCTTGCCTCCTGTTGGATGCGTTGAGAGGATTTCTCTCTTGAATAGGTCGTTCCCAAGTAACTTTCTATCTGCTTTAAGTTCGTCAGAGCTTCCATAGTATCTCTTCCAGTCACTCTCAGTCGTAACCCTTCTCTTGCCACCTCTAGGTTTACGCTTTTGCCAAAAGTATTTGCGTCCGATGTATTGCTTGCCAGTTTGTAGATTTGTAATCCTGTAGACGAAACCGAACTGATCGTTAATGTCGCTAGAAGTAAAAGTTGAACCCTTATAGGTCCAGGGGTTTTCATAATGTCCTTCACTAGCCGATTCCATTTCATAGTTTTATAATTAACTATCTCTATATATCTTCTTACCTTTAACTATCCTACCAGTTCCCTTTGCATCATAGAATTTAACACCTTTAGTTCTCCTATCATGACGGAGATCAGAGCATTGGTCTTTCCAGAATTTTCTCTTCTCTCTATCTTTCCATCTCTTCTCTAACTCTTCTTCATTACGCACAGCAAGAACAACTCTTTCCTGTATAAACTTTACCACACTTAGAACACTTCTTAGAGGCTTCCCATAGATGATCTACAAACTCAGCAACAATTGGTTTATCTGAGTCTGCCTTGAACTTCTTGTCCTCACCTTCTTTCTTCACCTTCTTACCAGCCTTCTCTGCCGTCATTATATTAGTTGCTCTTTCTCTCCTATCATCTTTGATCTTTTTGATTGCTTTCTTCCTAGCATCTAACCTTGCCTTCTTTGCTTTATCTGCTTGTGTCTTGGCAGCACTACCACCACCTGCTGATGAGGTACTACTATCAGATTTCTTTTTTGTCCACTCTGCAGCATTTGGTTTGATATCTGGATTACTTAACCCCTTTACAGCAGAACCAACTAAACCTGATCCAACTTGTGCAGCATATCCTGCAGTCTTTTTAGCTGCAGATCCTACTGCTCTAGCTGCTGAACCAAGACCTTCTCTCATTTCATCAGGTACATTATCCTCACTACCTGATACCTTAGCAGCATACTCTTTTCTCTGTAACTTTCTCTTTGCTCTAGCACCAGCATCCATTGCCTTCTGTGGTTTCTTCTC